TCTGGTTCTCCTTTACTGTGACACGAAGTGATCCGCGCTTATCGCGTTTGATGGTGAGAAGGTCACAGTAAACTTCTCGCTCATCATCTCCGACCATAGCTTTGAGGTCAGCCTTGGCTGATTCAAATAGCTTGGCGTTCTGTTCTTGCTCAATGTAGTCATAGCATCTGCTGATAAACTCATTGTCAGATGACGCATCCCTGCGTGTCATGCCATCTACTTTGATCTTGTCTATGGATACAGGTGGTATTTCATCATCAGCAAAAGGGCGGGTGTCATCACGAACAAGCCTCCAAAATTCTTTGATGTGGACTTGCATTTTGTGAATGTAATCCCAATCAATTGAAACATAGACAGATTCCCATCTACGATTGCCAAAGATTACAGATAGATGACAGCCCTTTGCTCGATGCAACCACATGTAAAACTGTATCTGTGGCATATACATCTGCAAACATTGCTGCATGTTATTGGCATCGTATGTGTGCTTGCACTCAATGATGTCATCAGTGAAAGTATTTTCAGATCCGCTGTTGTCCCAGATATATCCATCTACAGTTCCTTTGAGCGGCACACCCCCCCAATTTATTTCAACGCAATACTGTTGCTTTCTAACATTGTAACTATGATGGTCAGCAAACCAATTGATATTGAACTGTTCTGTAAATACTCCAAGCTGCACAGGCAGCACATTGGATAGATCATCAGGCTCTGTCTTGCCTGTCTTTTCTTCCCACAGTGATGTCCAATCACCATTCATTATGCGGCGCATATCTGAGCCGCCTAGAAATCCTAGTCTGTTCATGTTGGTTCTCCTTTGTATTGATACTACTGCAACTGTGCAGTAAGTGCAACACGTTTCTTCAACAGCGCATCCAGTAACAGGTTCCTGTTACGCACACGCCACTCGATGTGCTTGTATATTTCTGCGTATGAGGGCCAGAATGTTGACGACTCGACCACACGCTCAAGCGCATACTTCACAATATCTGCTGGATAATCTTGCAGCTTGATAGCTGTAGCTTTAATCCGCATTGCATGATCTTGGGAAGATTCGTTTGAAGGCTTCACTACAAGGGCTGCAACAGCGGTTAGCTGTTCCTCTAGCTGCTGTGCTGTAAAAGGCGTCAGTGCCTTCTGAGCAGCGATTATAGCCCTATTCAAACCTTCTATGTCCTTTGTTGTTATCTCATAGCCTTTGACAATGATCTCAACGCTGCTTTCTAAGAACCTAGTTCTGCTTATCTGCCGCACTGGAAAGCCCAGATAAGATTCCAGCGAAGTGACTAGCCTTTTGTCTGCCTCTGATGGATTGTTTATTGTTAGTAAACGATCCCGACCTTGATCCATCTGCTCTCCACTTAAAGGCGCGGCGACACCAGCCTCTGTAAGCGAGGTCAATGCTGACGAATCTGCTGCCTTTGCTGGCATGGTAACAACGGAACTGATCTGCTTCATACTCATGGTCCTGATCCTCTTCTAGCTTTTCATTGATCGACTTGCACAACTCCTCACTTGGACACCAATCTTCTGGCACCAATATCTTTTTGTTTACTGGAGGGTTAATTGATAGGTTAGTGTTGCTGTCTGCAATAGGTAACTTGCTGTCTGCAACAACCTCGTTGCTCTGTGCAACACTAGGAAATATTGTATAGATGGTAGACTTGCGGTATGAGCCACGCACTCTTGTAAGCAGCCCGTGTTCCTCTAACCAATTGAGTTTCCTAGTAATTGTAGCCACACTCATTTGTGTGCGGTCAGATAGACGTGACAAACTAGGGAAACATTCGTGTGTATGTTCATCGGCATGGTCAGCAAGTACGACCATAAGCCACTTGGCATAGCAATCAGGGATGTCAGCTTTGATTGCCCTCGCCATCAGTAGAAACGACATGTTGGTTCTCCTTTAGTAATGGCGCAATCCTTTCAGCAAATACATCGCCATCAAATATTACAAGCGTTTTCGGTGAGCCTGTCTTGCGCTTGTAAAACAAAACATCTCTTACAACTGTAAACGGATTGGGAAAGTTTGACTTGTCGCGGTACTTTACTTCCACCACCAGTCGCTCTTGTCCGATTTCCCAGATGATGTCCCCGCTATATTCTCCTCCCAAGCTGCCGCTGAGAGGTTGCCTTTTCGCTTTGAACCCTTTTTCTTGGAGCCAGTTGACGAACCACCTTTCGTGGTAGTTGCCTTTGTTGCGATTTTTGTTTGCCATGATTCACCATCGTAACAATCTAAACATATCGTGTGATATGTTGCGGGTTCTATTGTAGCTAGAAGGCACACAAAATAATTGGTGTGTGTATTGCAAGCATCACAATACTGCTTTCTTCCTAGCGTTAGCTTTTTTCTTGTGGACTTTGATCGTGAGGCCAAGTGCTTCTAACCAACAGCTAAACATGAAGCCAGATGGAACACGTTTATACTGCTCCCATTTGTGAACAAGTGATTTTGCACAACCAATTTGATGGGCTAACTCTTCCTGAGACATACCGAGCTTGTGTCTATGTTGAACCAAGCTCAGTATGATCTCTTGATATGTGTCAGGAACTACTGTCTCTTCTTTGAAGTGTTGAAAGTTTTTCAATCGACTGTTCCACACGGTTAGCAGTTTCATGCCGGAGGTTGCGACCATGTATTGCACGGTAGTATGTAGAGTCGCGCACTCCAGCATGTACAAACGCCTTCTTTAGTGGGACGTTTGCGGTTGCAGATTTTTCTTTGAGTATGTCCAAATAACTTTGCATGGACACATCATCTGCAACTATGCAGTATTTGTCAATCAGTCATAGTGCCAAAGAGTTGTTTCAACAATTGTTTGATGACGTTTGATGCTGCCATGCTCATCATTAGGTATAACATCATCAGCAAAAGCATCATCTGGTATAGACTCAGACGCTTTGATCATTGCTTCTCTTTGTTCAGCTTTCATTCTGTTGTAAAATTTCTCAGATTCTGCATAGCTTGACATCTGTGGATTAAGATAGCCTGTCTTGGATCTATGATATGCACCAGCCATTAGCTTACCTCTTCATTAGCTAAAGCAACCCATACAATTTCATTGCGGTTGCGTGAGTTTTTGATACGCCGACCGCTATCAATGACACGATCAGCACGAACAAGCTCAGTAATGCGTGGCTTCACAGAGTAAAGCCATTCATCAATACCTTCTGCAACTTGTTCACCTGTAGCTCCAACAGTGCCTTTGCTTTGTAGATACTGCAACACTTTGATGCGTAAGATAGGTGCTTTAGGTGCAATTTTTTGTGCTGCTTCAACCTCAGTATCAGCAGCATTTTTGTGGTGCATCTTATGCACTTCAACATCGAATAGATCATTCATTATTTGGTTCTCCTTTTGGCTTCCCATAGGTGACGTATGATATCAATCTTGCCCTGCATAGATTGCCAATTACCAATTTGAAATGATGTTTCAACAGCATCATCTTCATCTGTAGCAAACACATGCTGATACACAGTGTAGGTTTTCATGTGTTTGATATCATCGCCTTTGCAATTAGGACATGTGCCTTCGATCATTGAGTTAATGTATTGCTCCTCATCGAACTGCATTTCGCAAAAGCGACACTCATAATATTCTTCAAAGACTTTCTTAGCCTCTAACTCAGTATGGAATGTGGTCATCAAGTGGCTCCATTGGATTTGCTTTCTCCCACGCAGCAACTGCACGTTGGATAAACTTATCTCTGTTGAACTTGGGATTTGTTGCAGCTAACTCGTCAGCCATCCTGTCTATTTGTGTAGGCCAACCCAATAGTGGAGCAACATTATCTGCAAGAAACTCATAGTGACGTTGTTGCATTAGTGACATTATTTTACCTCCTTGATTGGACGAAAGGATTGATCTTCGTTTGCATCACGATCAAGAACTTCTTGATAGGTTGCAGCAACACGATCAATGTTCCACTTGGCTGATTGTATTGAGTAATGAAACTGTGAATCCTCATCAGATGCACGTTCAGTAAGCAGGTCAAGTATACGTTTGCACTCGTTGACTTGATTGATGAATGATATATTCATTTGATTCTCCTTGTTTGATTAGCGAGACGGCCCCCGCCTCTTGCCATATGCGGGGCCGAGGCGGGGACCGTCGAGCGATTAAACTCTGTGCCAATTAGATTGCTTGAACACTTTAGCAAGTTGGTTCTCACGCAGCCGTTGAGTATTAGCTGGTGACTTGGACTCTTGAGTGTGTGATGACCAATATGTGCAAGCGTTGTATAACGCCCACTTGTTAGAGCCGAGAGCCTTCTTGTCTGCATACCAACATGACATCAGATTATCCAACATGCGTTCATTCCATTTGAATGTGCTTGTCTTGTTGGGTACACGACACATGCTGTGCTTGAAGAATGTCTCAGCCATCTCATCGTCAACATGCGTAGTCATCCATGATTTGTAGATATCTTTGGTAGTCATGAACGCATCAAGGCCAGCTTGTATTTTCTTTGAACTGCCTTCGACATTGACGTTGGTTGTGTGCTTGGCCCATGTATTAGCTACAGTGTCAGCATGTGTACAACCATTGAGGCACCACAAACGCAGACCAAAAGCTGATTGTTGAAACGCCCAGCTACTGTCATATGAGTTGAAGAATTGAACACGGAACCTGACATAATCACCGACTGCTGGTTCGATGACCAGATCATTGAAGTCAACAGTGCCGCGCAGCTTTGCGCCATTGTCGAACACTTCAATGTTTGTATCGTAGTCATTAGATACTGCTGAGTTTTTGACAGCATCCATCACAGAGTTGACAACATCATCATGCTTGATGGCTTTGTACTTGGAGCCATGAACGCCAAGCACTTCATTGGTATCAGTACGCATGATAGCCCTAGCCATAGACTGAGGCACATCATACAGGTTGCAGTCACCATCCTTGCTTGCAATCAGGTTGACAGTTTCAACAGGAAACGACCAGTTATCTAAAGCTAGTGTGTTGTTTCCGATTACAGTTACTCCATCCATTTTGGTTCTCCTTTATTTCTGGACAATTTTAACACTGGACTTTTGTTCGCCCGATGTATCAACCGAGACATTCAGTTTACTTACATCTCCAGATGCACCAACAGCTCTCATTGCAACTGTTTGTTTAGGTGCTTTTTCATAATGAAACTTGTAAGAAAACTCTTTGCCTTCTTCGTCATAACCACGCACCTCCAGTACGCAGCCACTTGTTGTGTGAAACATTACACACAAACCTGAGTCGAGATGTTTGTGAGTTGTAAGGCTAAGTTTTTTGCCTTGTGGTTCAGGCAAATCTTTAACCTTGCAAACCATAATATCTTTGGTTGTTTCAATAGCATTGAGATGTGCGTTACGCATCTCAGCAGATAATCTAAAAGCGTCCATCTTGGTTCTCCTAAAAGTTTGAGTTGCGATGGGTTACGATTAGGCCCAGCCATTTGATGGTGAACCCGCGATCCGTGCGAAAGTAACGAGGCACGAAATAAAAATTCCTGTAAGATTTAATCCGCATTTTTTCCTCAGTTCTTACTGCGTACTTGCAGTATATGATACTTAGTTGCAGTCTGCAACATTAATGTGGTGGCGGCACCGCCCTCGGCGGCTGTTGATGAGCATGAAAAAAGCCCCGCAGCCGAAGCTGCGAGGCTGTGTCAGCCCTTTACGCTGACTTTGTGAAGAACTCGATGCTAGATGCAACGCTCTTTGACTTGTCGTGTTCTTCTGGGAAGAGTGCCTGTGACTGAAGCTGCAGATACTGGAGCATTTGCTCGACTGTATCTTGCTGGTTGTTGTGCCAGTGCCAGTCGTTCTCCAGCTTTACGAGATCGTCTGCATTGAAGTGTGGTGCGCCTTCTGCTGACGTACCATCTTTGTTCTTGATGATCTCTTGAGCTTGTGCGTGAATGTCAGCTTTCTTCAGTTCTTTCTGATTGATGTTGTAGTTACAATCGTCAATGAACTTGTTGAGCATGTAGTTAATAGTTGATTTTGTTGTACGGTCAGACATTGGGAAGATAGTGGTGATGTCTGTAGCGAATGATTTGTTAGCTTTGTTAGCCATAGTGGTTCTCCTTGTAAGCGGCAGGAACATCCCTGCCTATGCCAACCACGTATCACGGCTGGTCAGCTATGCCGCGAGGACGCCCTGCAGGGCGACTGAAGCGTCCAAGTAAAGGACAGCCACGGAAGAAGGAAGGGAACCAGCTATGCACCTCGTCTGCAGGGTGCGGCCTGCTCCTTTACTTGGATGACCAGTTGTGATTCGTAGGATTGGCAAGGACAGGGATGTAACTGTTGCTTCCAAGGATGGTTCCTATGGCGTGGCAAAGATAACCAATCTATGAGTGGAGGACATCGCCGCTAGCTGAGTAATGTCTGGCCCCTGTTGTATATGATTTGAGTGTGTTTTGTGCGTTGACAAGCTGTCAGAGTGAGTGTGTAAATGGGGGGGGAACACAAGGGGGGGGCAAGTGAGGTTGAGTATGACTGATGTATCTAAGTTGACCGAGAAACAGACTGCTTTGGTGGATACGCTTGTAGCCGATGGATGTACCGTGCGTGAGGCTGCTGGCAAAGCCGGTTACGCAGAGGGCGAATCTGGTAGAGTCAGTGCCAGTAAGGCTTTGCGTCAGCCTCATGTGCAGCAGTACATGATGCAGAGAGTGACTGAGACGCTCGGTCTTAATGCTACCGTGGCTGCAAGCAAGCTGCTGAACCTAGCCAAAGGTGCCAAGTCTGAGTACGTCCAGCTAGAAGCGTCAAAGGATATACTGGATCGTGCTGGCTTCAAACCTGTAGAGCGGTCTATGCACTTACACGCTGGCGAAATTAAGGTGAGCATAGACTTGTCGTGACGGGGGGTGGGTCCAAAAGTTGCCGCTAGTCAGTTGCGAGGGGTCCATCACTCACATGATTAGCGAAAAAAGCTCGTTAAAGGATTTGATAGAACGCAGTCCGTATCACAGTTGGTGGGGTGAGAAGGAGTACGAATTGTACGTTGCGTTACCGATTAGTTTAGGTCAGTGTTTGGTTTTAGATGATGGCTTTGTTAGTTGGGGTTTCCCTGACGATGATGCGGTAAAAAAATATTTAACTACCAAAAGGTTTGAGCCTGATTGGTTTGATGGCGGTGGTGACGAACTTTGGATAGTTGATTTTATTTGTTTGGACGGAAAGGTTCTGTCTATGGTCAAGGAGCTTCGCAGGATGTTTGTTGGCATTGGTCATAGAGAGGCTTACTGGTTGAGGACTGAGGCTCATAAGCTGGGCTGGATTAAGGTATAGGAGAGTCAAATGGGATCTGGTGGAGGCGGCGGTGGAGATGGCGGCAGAGAAAGAGGTCGCACTCCCAAGCCTAAGAAGAGGGTAACTTCTAGGGCCAAGCCAAAGAACACTACGCCTTTTAAGGCTAAACCAAGGCCGTCAATCAATGCAGCTAGGGAAGCTCGTACTGGCAGGGTTCAGACTCCTGCTGGCTTTTCTGCTGGTGTTGCCAAGGCTAAGTCTAGGGGTCCAAGTCCATTAGATGTTAAGGCGACCTTTGGTGCTGTTGGGGATCTTAGCGCAGATCAAGTTGCCGCTAATGTTGCTGGGCGTACTGGTCTTAATGTTAGAAACATGGGGCAGCTAGCCACTAGGGCTAGGGTTGGTCAGTTACCGGCAGGGGATGTAACAA